GCCGGAAACAAACTTCCACCAGGAGGCACCGCCGTCATTTTCTGAATATGCGCCACGACATAACAGCCTTGCGCCTTCAGCAGGGTTAACCGCCTTGAGCTGCCCGGTATGCTCCGGAGAGCCGATAAACACAATGCCATCAATCGAGGTAAGGATCTGGCGTATCATGGCGTCAGACGTATATGCCCAGCGCCCCGCCCCCACACCTCCCGTTATGGCCGGAGTTGAATTCGCCGGGACAACCTTCGGAAATGCCCCGGTCCATACAAGCCTGTATTCACCATACAGGATCTCTTCTCGTGGTGATTTCAGCGTCGCACCTTCAGAGAAGGTCTTAACTGCACTGATTTTTTCGGCGACAAGCTCACTTGATTTATCCGCCTGCTCTTTGAGGAAGCGCGTACGGTTAGCCAGGGCTTTCAGAGGCCTGTTTGCTACGCCGTCCAGTCCTCCAGAAACGCGCTCGCTTCTGGAAATCAGCTCAATCTCGTCTTCCCACGATGAGGATTCTGGCAGTCTGGTCATAGTCTTACCTGTAATTAAAATTACTGTCGTGGAAAATAACGCCGTTATAAGTAATGTTTTCTTCTGCCTCAAAATCGGCCGGATAAATACTGATAATGTCGCCACTGCACAGCGTTGAACCGGCATGGATATTCCCATGCACCTTTGCGGATATACTGAATTGCGCCATATGACGACTTACCGGCTTCGCGTCATTAATCAATCTGGTCAACTCATCCAGAATTTTTGGCGTGATACCAATATCATTGACATCGACTTCGAGCCGGAAAGTTCCTGCCGGGTCCGCCACTTCCCACCATTCTTCAATTGAGAAGGCATATCCCATTTTTTCAACTACCTGCCGAATTGCAGCTATCGTTCCTTTGTGCTGATGGAGCCGGAACGACTCACTGATAACCGTTCTTTTTTCCTGTTCACTCCAGCTTTCATCCCAGCTATCAACAGAAAATGCCCACGCCAGATACGGCAGAAAACCAGCCGGGCATTTCCACGGATTCCACAGTTCACGCAGCGGTACGGATAAATCACTGATGAAGGCGCATGCTTCGGCGGCTCGCTGCTCCAGCTCCGACGACCCGGTCGCCATCAGCGAGTTACTCATGAGAGCCCCCGATCACGACACTGGTCTCGGTGCAGTACGCGGCCTGCGTTTTATCCAGCACCACATCGGCCAGCGGTTCGCGCAGCTCGACGCGCTGAACCCCCTGCACATGCAATGCGGCGTAAATCGCCGACATTCGGATGTCACGACCGAGGCGGCGCTGCTCCGTGATATAGGCAGTTAACTGCGCTTTTGCGGCAGCAAGAATCGGCTCGGTCGCCGGGCCGGGGTAAACATACAGCACCGCGTCTATCGCATAATTGACGATTTCAGCCGAGACGACTGTCAGGCGGTCAGCGACCGGTCGTACACTCTCATCATTCAGCGCGGTACTGACGGCCAGCAATAAATCATCCGACGCCGTGCCGTCACCTTCCCGCGACAATACCGCGATAGTGACCTCTGCTAGAGCCGGGCTATAAGCCGAAGCATCCGCGACACGTCCGTCGGCACTCAGGGCGTGAAATTCATAGGCACCGGTCGGCCCGGCAACACTCATGCCCTCAAATGCCTCCGGGATGCGCTGGCGTAAATCACTGTCGGATTCCAATACCGCATCCACTGGCGGGATTTGGGTATCGTCTCCGGGGGTGATGACCAGGCGTTCAACGTTATTATTTGCCGCGAGCTGGTCGAGGTCGTTTTTGATGGCATAGGCCACCATCCCGGCTTTCGCCGCCTCGTTAATGCGCTGGCGTAAAATCACCTCTCGATAGGCATTCTCTTCGAGATATTTCACCAGTGGCTCAGACTCCAGCGTTAATGTCCTGGCGACCGCTTCCTGCTCATCTTCCGGGTACAGTGAAATCAGCGTCGCTTTGCGCTCGGCGAGGATGGTTTCAAAATCCAGTGTTTCCACCACATCAGGCGCGGGGAGCTGGCTCAGGTCGATAACTGCCATAGGTTCAACTCACAGGGATGGTTAAGGAAAGGCTCTCGCCGGTATCGGTGATTTGGCCGGTCACGTCGACGACCATCTGCCCGTTAAACTGCCGCGCTGTGGCGATGCTGGTCAGCCTGACGCGCGGCTCCCACTTCAGGATCGCCATGTAGCACGCCGCCATAATTTGCAGCTCAAGCGCCGGGCTCTGAGGCTGGTCAATCATCTGCGACAACAGCGAGCCGTATTCACGGCGCATGACGCGGGAGCCGACGGGCGTGCGAAGAATATCCCCGATGCTCTGGCTGATATGCTCAACGTCTGAAATGCTTTCACCGGTCGTGCGGTTCATGCCGAGATAACGCGCCGTCATTTGGTGCCCTCCGTCCATTCATCGCCGCGCCTGATGCCGCCGTGGCCGTGTTTATCCACCTGCACACTGTTGGAAGTGAAAGCGCCGCCGCTGTGCTCGATATCACCGGACATCTTGCCGCCTTGCTTCACCTCCAGCGTGCCGGTTGTCAGCTTGTTGGTGCAGACCACCTCCGGCGTATCGAGGGTGACGCGGGTCGAGGCTTTTACCAGTACCACCGGCACGCTGACAGTAACCGAATCGGATGCGGTCACATCGGCAGTTTTAATGCCGGTGACGGTCAGCGCGCCGGTTTCCGGCTCATAACTCATAACGGCACCGTCGGGAAAATCAACGTGCCAGGCATCCGCCGAGGCCGACGGCGCGGGGATTTCGTCGGAATAAATCCCCGGTAGCACAAAGGCGGTATCGAGCTCACCACCCACGGCCAGAATCATCACCTGCTCACCAACAGAGGGAGCCCACCAGGTGCGCGAGCGCCCAGCCCGGTGCGTCAGCCACTGGAGCCAGTCGGTATAAATGCCGCCGGTCTGTACGCGACAGCGCCCGGCGTCGAGGTCAGTGTCGACGACGATGCCGGTGCGGATCATGTTGCGTATCGCGCGGGCGAGTTCCTGGATAGATGCGAGAGTATTCATGAGGTAATAATGAAGATTTGGTACACTAAAACAACTCAACTCTCTTGTCCTATGCGCCACACAGCGTTAATTTGGATAACCTTCAATAAAAAGTGAAAAACAATATGAAAGCATCAGAAATTTTCACTCCTGGCGGCTACCCTAACCATACATTGGTAGACGACCATTTGGTTTCAAAACAGCAACAACTCATTGATACACTCGATATTGGATCCATGCTGGTATCCATTTCTGGCCCTTCAAAATCGGGAAAAACTGTCTTCGTAAAGAAAGCTCTGGGTACACAAAACCTTCTAGAAGTCACTGGCGCGGGTGTTCAAAGTGCAAATGATCTATGGATGCGGGTATTTGATCTCTTAGGTACACCTGTCACCCAAGTACAATCAAAATCATCATCAACAAATGTTTCCGCATCAGGTAAAGCAACAGGACAGACAAGTATTATTGTTGCTAAAGGTTCGGTTGAGGGGGGAGTAACAATCGGCCATACAGGTACATCTCTTACAACAGAGACTTATGCCATTGATCCTCTCCAGCTTTTGAAAAGTGAAATCGGGAATACTGATTTTGTTGTTTTTATTGATGACTTCCATTATATCAATCGAGATGTTCAAGCTGAGATAGCAAAGCAAATAAAAGACGCTATTGCCAATGGTTGTAAATTTATATGTGCATCAGTACCTTATCATTCTGACGATGTAATTCGCGGAAATGCCGATCTGCGAGGGAGAATATTTAATATTGATTTCGATTATTGGGATGAAAGCGCTCTTAAAAGTATCGCTGACAAGGGATTCAAACTTCTTAACATTAACCCTGAGTCTGAAGTTGTTGATAACTTAGTTAAAGAATCCGCTGGCTCACCTCAATTAATGCAATATCTATGCCTAAACTCTTGTTTTGAGCTGAATGCTAGAATCACTTGTGAGCACACATTAAATTATCCTAATGATTCGGCTCTTTTAGAGAATGTTTGCAAAAGAACTTTAGCATCCGCAGACTATAGTTCTATAGTTGATAAAATGAAAGATGGGCCTAAGGTTAGAGGTTCAGATAGGAAGTCTTATATATCTATAGATGGGTGGCAAGGAGACGTATATGTATTTCTCTTGAAAGCCATCGGCCGTAACCCACCAACTTTGACGTTCCGATATTCGGATTTAGTCAGTAGGGTTGCAAGCCTTTGTTATGGAGATAGCCCTAGTGGCTCAAGTATTACTAGTGCATGTCAACATTCTACTGCTATAGCTAACGGAGCTGCCAGCAATAGTATTATTGAATGGGACCAGGAAAATGATGTATTAGACATTCGCGACCCCTACCTTCTTTTTTATTTGCGCTGGACGGATTAATTTTGCGGGCACTAAATGTGCCCGCTTTACCTATATTACCCATCGAGAAATTTAATAATTAATTCATTTATAAACTTGTTGTCACATATTGAAAAGCCCAATAGCTCACGCTCGATATATTTTACTTTATTATATTTAGGTGAGGGGTTATCTATTAATCCAAACTGATGTACGCGGGCGATGCGCTGCACTTTTCCGGTAAACTCCACCACCGCCGCGCTGTCGTTACCGCTCGCTTTCAAATAGCGGTTAGTACGCAGTTTCACGAACATCTCGCGCTTTATGCGGCCTCTTTTTGCCCTGACGGGCTGGCGCTTACGCGGGGCAAATGGCGAACCGTCCGGCGCTTTCTGCGATTTAATGCGCTGCTGTTGCCGCTGGCGCAGTTTCTTCGCAATATCGACGGTCATCCGGCGACGTCCGTCAGGAGAAAGGGCCGCTATCAACCCGGCGAGCTTGTCCTCAAAGGGTTTGAAGTCATTCATCCCATTTACTCACCCGTTCGCCATTACTCCACATCTCAACGGGGCGCGCTACCGGCTCCGGCGGTGTCGGCTCCGGGATGTTCTCAACGTGCAGCGCGCCGTCGATCTCTTTGACCAGCGTTCGCTCGGTCAGCAACAGGCTGATGCTGACATCTAGGCTACTGTCGTTATTGATGTCGGCATACCAGATAAAGCCTTTTTTTCTTCCTTCATCGGTTGTCATGATGTCCGGCTGATTGACGCGCAGCCAGGCCATAATCGGCACAAACAGCAGGTCAATATCGTCGGTAAAATCCGTGACCACGATGCTAAGCGTGTACCGCTTTTCAAACGACAGGGAGCGCGCCAGCGTCGCCGTATTGTTGCCATCGTCCAGGCGAAGGCAAAGCATATCAGGGTTGGTACGCAGTACCGGCACCGCATCAGTTAAGGCTTTTCGCAGACTGTTTGGCTTTTGCATCGATTTCATCCTGGCATTGTTTAACCGTATCGACCTGGATTGCGCAGCTTCTCAGGGCGTTTTCGAGCTGGCGTATATCCGCACTCAGGTCGCTATTAGTCAGAGGGTCACTGCCCGGCATCGGGCAGGGGCTGACCTTCGGGCAGGCGTTGTACACAATCACCGGCGGCGGCGTTGGTGCAGGCGGCGCGCTGGTGCAACCGGCGCACAGCATTAGGTAAATCAGCGCCATACCAGCGGCGAAACGCGTCATTTTCATTGAGTAACCTCGTGATGGTTTGTTCACGGCGGAAAGCCAGCAGGTTAGCCGCCGTGAGCTTGTCCCGCATGGCGGCCTGCGCCCGCTCTTTGCGCTGCGACTGCTCTGCGGCATCGTTGAGCTGATTTTTCAGCATGGTGATCGTGGTTTTCTGCGTACCGGCGACCCGGTTCGCACGTTCAAATGAGGCGCGCAAATTGCTGTTATCGTGTCGCATCCACAGCAGACCCGCACAGGCCAGCGCCAGCAGGAGAATCACTATCTTCATGCAGTTCCCCCTCCGGCCTTGCGCCACAATGCGACCAGCTTGTCAAGGCTGTGTTCACGCTGACCGTATCCGGCACCCGGCAATGAAGCCCAGATATTGCGACAGCGGGAAATCGCGCGCTCGATGCGCCCTTGCTGCAAATCTTCCAGCGCGCCACGCTCCCGAATAAGCTGAATGGCGAGCCTGTCCTGTGATACCGGGCTGAAATCCGGCAAAGCGAGCTGTTTCTGATAATGCGGCCAGAACAGATAAAGCTGCTGGTAACGCCCGGATGCCGTAGATTTTTCCCCGCGACGATTGAAGACCTTCGCCGGGCGCCCACCGGCGAACGGGTGATCGCGATAATCGGTAAAAATCTCCGGCTTGCCATCAATACCCGTGACGATAACGTCGTAACCGTTGTTTCGGGTCAGCAGATGCGTTGCTGTTCCTTCCGAAAATGCCAGCGTGTCGAGGAATGCCGCAACGTTGGGATGTGTCTTAATGACTGCCATCGTTTTCCCCTTTTTTAATCTTGCGCTGGATAGCAAGCTCTACCGCCTGATAACCGGCGATACCCAGCATGGAGCCAAATCCGCACACGGCCGCAGTTGGCAGGTCTGGAAACTGTACCAGGGCAACCCCGGCCACCATCGAAACAAAGCCACCCAGCAACGTGCGACCAATAAAAAGACGTGCGGTGATCGGTTCACCACCGGCCAGCACTTTACCGACGACAATCAGCGCGCCGATTATAAAAAGCGAAATGACGCTTTTTTCCCCTTCCGTCATGTGGTTACTCCCAGAGGTTTATGGTTTCTGTTACGGGGGATGACTTCACATCAGGCAGCTCGATCACAGTGCCATGCGGCAATACTGCGCCGAGCTCGGCTAACCCCGGATTTGCGGCGAGCACCGACTCGAATACCCCCTCAGTGCGCCCGTAATACCGGGCGCAAATCATGTCGAGCGTGTCGCCCTGTTGCGCGATGGCCTGCATCAGATTTGGCTCACGATGCAGCGGGGTTTGTCCTGGACGCGTGATACGGCCCAGCACATGTCCCGCCACAGCTCGTCGACAGTGGTATCGATGCTGTCGGCTTTCTTGTCGCCTCTGGCGCTGGCATCCACACCGCGATAACGCTCGTAGAGCGTGGCGGTTGCCATTGAGGTGACGGCGCGCAGGTAATAGAAAACGCGCACGCTCTCGCCGTCGAGATCGTTATCCGCCGTGGCTGTCTCGAATATGACGTCAGCGCCACCGACATCACCACCTCGTTTATGGCAATCCGTAAGACCATGACCAGCAGCGGGCGCAGCGCCACCTATGAGGCCAGCCGCACCGAGGAAGCCAGTCACGCGGACGTCGCCTGGGCGACCATGCACGCGCTGCTAAACGAACCGCTTACCGCTGGCAGCGGCCAGGTAACATCATCCATTCTGGAGTTCAACTGATGAGTAAATACAAAGGCCGCAAGCCACAGCCACAAAAGCGCCCGCGCAACATGAAAGACAGCGCGCCCCAAAAAATGGAGGCGTTTACCTTTGGTGAACCGAGCGCCGTGCTCGACCGCCGCGATATTCTGGATTACGTGGAATGCGTCAATAATGGCCGCTGGTTCGAACCGCCGGTCAGCTTTAACGGGCTGGCGAAAAGCCTGCGCGCCGCCGTTCACCACAGCTCGCCGATTTACGTTAAGCGCAACATTCTGGCCTCAACGTTTATTCCGCACCCGCTTTTATCACAACAGGATTTCAGCCGCTTCGCGCTCGACTTCCTTGTCTTCGGCAATGCGTTTTTAGAGCTCCGAAAGAGTGTCACTGGCCGCCCGCTTAAACTGGAAGCCTCACCGGCAAAATACACGCGGCGTGGTATTGAGGAGGATGTCTACTGGTGGGTGCCGTCATTCGACCAGCCGCACCCGTTCGCGCCGGGCTCCGTGTTCCACCTGCTGGAGCCTGACATTAATCAGGAGCTGTACGGCAAGCCGGAAAACGTCGGTTCGCTCGGCGATATCGAGAAGGTGGCAAAGGTGTTTGTCCGTAACGAGCTCATCCCGCTACAGGACCGGATGCGCGAGGTCAACGCTTGGGCCGGTCAGGAGGTGATCCGGTTCAAAAGTTACACCCTCGACACCGAAAGTGACTGATTTCCGCCGCCTCCGGGCGGCTTTTTCTTACCCCCACGCCTGACCGTCTCAGAAGCCCGCCACGCCCTCACCCCC